CTCGAAGGTAGTAGGAGTCAGATGGAGCTAGCTGATACTTCGAGAGGGAGTCGCCGCGCGTCCGATGTCCACCATGGGCGGAAGCAGACCTAGGCGGAGTAGGGGATCAGGGCTCTTTCTCGAGGTTACGTGCCTTAAGCGCGGAACCTTCCCCGTTCGTTCGGAACCTGTCGTGTGTCGGGCTCAGTCGATAGGTTTTGTTGACCCAGATCAAAACCGACGATTCCAGGAGAGGCATTCTTTCGGGGCGGCCAGAGATGGGGCCGCCACTCTGAAGGAGACTCGACATGGCTCTGCCTGCCCGCTGGAACCCGTTCCGCCCGAACAATGTGCGCAACCTGGGGTCGCGCGGTCCATTGGCACGCCAGCACGAGAATACGCTCGATCTCTTACGGTGCGCGGCATGCGGTCAAGCTCCCTGTGATGAGCTTGGAGCCACGCAGCTTCCATGCCAGCCACCAGCGCAGCAGGCGGGCCCACCACGCCCAATCCGGTTTTACATAATAGGCATTGACTGGAAGACGCCAGGCGTTTTGTCTGCTGAAACGTTGAGAGCGTAAGCTTTTCCCGGCGTTGCCATTGCAAGGCCGATTGCGCATAACACAACCGCAGTCACGCCCCCCAGCGCCTTGGAAATGTCTTCCCAGTACCGTTTGGCGGGTCCGTCCGCGCGCACTGCCCGGACTGCCACGAGCCATTGGCGCGGGTCGTCTCCTGCGATCTTTGCGAGGCTGATAATCATGTCTTCGTCCGGGTAGCTTTTACCCGCTCGCCACTCACTCAGCACCGCACGCGAGCGGTTGAGACGCTCTGCTAGCGCCATGTCGGTGGCGATCCCGGCCCGTGTACGGGCTTTGTCCATAAGCGCTGCAATGACCATGTTCGGAAAGTCCTTGACAAGGGTGTTCGGTGTCAGGTTAACTCCGAACTGTTCGGCATGTTCCGAACACGCCGGGGGAACCCGGCACCCTCCCGCCCGGTGCGCCCGTGCCGGGTCGAGGAGGGGTCAACGGGCACACGGGCAGGGGGCTTCACCATGTACCTCGTTCAGGACTGTCTCCACGGCTACTCGACGTTTGAGTCGTTCCACTCGCGTCTAGCCGCGCTCCATGCGCTTCGTGCGATCAAAGCATCCAACGCGGGTGATTTCCGCTTGGTTTATGACGACGGCAAGTGCTGGCAGGTGATCGCATGATCGCCTTCCTTCTTTTCGCAAGCCTGCTCGCCATTACGTTCGGCATCGTCGGCGCGTTCAACGCTGGCGTGAAGTACGGCGATGCGAAGCGTCTTCAACAGTTCAAAGCGCACGCCATGGTCGCGGATGAGTTGCTCCGCCAACGCGCACGACGCAAGGGCGGTGAGGCATGACTGCACTTGCGTTGTCCGTTTCCCTTTATCCGGCTGAGCTACGCGAGTGTTGTAGTAGTCCCGTAGTGCTGCGAGCGCTTGCGGACTACTGGGAAATTCAGGCCACCATGGCAGACGCGAGCGACATGCCCACTCAATGGATGGATGAGCGCAAGGCCTTGCTGCTTGCATATGCTGTGCACATCGAAGCCTTTCGGGAGTCCGCCTAATGACTGCCTGGACCGTCTGCGACGACTGCTCCAATCCCGTCGCCTTGTTCTCAAAGGGCTGGTACCGCTGCCGCCAGTGCGGCCACGAGTCGCTGCGCGATTCGCAGTCTTACGACCGCCACGAAGCCGCGTACGTCGTGGCCTCCATCGAACACGACAAAGCAGAGAGCGACGGCCGCGGCGAAGCCGCGGCGGCGCTGGGCTTGTCTCCTTAATCGATAAAGGACAAGGGATGGAAATCACCTCCGGACAGCAGAAGCAAACCCGCATCGTCAAGATGTCGAAAGGCGTTGTTGCTGCTGCTCTTGCCATCGATTCAAAGTTTCGTGAGCGCTACGGCGAAACGCACGTAGCGATGACCGCAGCGGGTGAGTACAAGCGCCACTGGCGCACCAAACAGCCTTACTACCTCGCCGAGTCCCCGTACCGCTGCGCAATGATCACGCTGACGTACGCGCACGACGGCGTGTGGGAAGAAAATCAAATCCGTGCGCTGGTGAAGCACTACCGCGAATGGTTCAAGCGCAACGGCAAAGGCGAAACCTTCCATTACGTCTGGACCATGGAACTGACAGAAATCGGTCGTCCGCACTACCACCTCGTCGTGTGGCTGCCGAAAGGCGTCAAGCCGCCCATGCCCGACAAACAGGGCTGGTGGCCGTACGGCATGACGCAAGCTAAGTACGCGGTGTCACCGGTCGGATATATCGCGAAATACGCCAGTAAGGCTGAAACCAAGTCCGCTGCGCATCTGCCGCGTGGTGGCCGGTTGTGGGGCTATGGCGGGTTAAAGATGGACGAGCGCTCTCCCGTCGCTTGGGCGCTCGCCCCACGCTGGCTGCGGCAGATCGTCAACGGCGACACCGAACACGTCGTCAAGCGCGTGTATGAGCGCGTAGAGCGCGTCCTGGTTGAGTCCGCATCGGCTGGCGTCTACCAGCATTTTCACGAAAAGGTGACTCGCAAGGTCGGGTGGTTTATTCGGCAAGGCTACTGCGTCGGAACGTGGTTTTTCGGTCCGTTCGAGTTCGAGGGATTCGGAGATAAAAGCATCGTCCTAAGTCACCGGGGACATATAGAGATGCTGACAAGTGAAGGTGACTCGTTTTTTCTCTCGCACAAGGTGAATTGAAATGGAAGGCATCCGTATTGAAGTGGCATCCGCAAAGTTCGACACCATCAAAGGCAAGTCGAAGTCCACGGGCAAGGATTACGAAATAAATAAGCAGGAAGCGTTCCTGCACACGGGCGGCAAGTATCCGGACCGCTTCGAGATCAGCCTGCCGAATGATCCGCTCGGCGTGAAGCCGCTTACGCCTGGCTTCTACACGCTGTCGCCGGGCTCCATCGTCGTCAATGGCGAGTTCAAGAACCTGGAGATCAGTCGTTACGACGCGCAATACGTGCGCCTTCCCGAATCGGAGCAGGGCGAATACGCCGCCGCTCCCGTGCGCAAGGCGGGGTGAGTCATGGCGCAGGTGTGGGTAGTGGCATGCGCTGACGCGGATTTCGACACCGCTACCCGCACCTGCGAGCAGGAAATTTGGATTCCTCAGCCGTCAATTATTCCGGAGTTGACGGTGGAGGATGCTCAGGCAATCGGGCTGGCTATCGCTGGACTGTGGGCCTTGGCGTTTGCTCTGCGTCTTATCCGGAAAGCACTAATCCAAATCCAATAGGGCCGTGGTGCAGCCCTTCACAGAGGAGAGAAGTCATGTTGCAGAAGTTCCGTTCCAAGCTGTCCCTGCTGTCATTGGCCTTGATGGCCTCGCTCATCGCTCCCGCCGCGTTTGCCGGTGGTGGCGGCGGTGTCGATGTGTCGGGCGTCGTGTCCGCGATCGATGCTGCCATCGCGCCCATCGGTGCGATCGGTGCCGCCGTCCTGCTCGTCCTGGTGGCGATCAAGGTCTACAAGTGGGTGCGTCGCGCCATGTAATGGCCGCCCCCGGTGTGGGCCGACTCCCCACCGGGGGTTTCTTGTCGGGAGTGCTTGGTATGGAAGGCTGGATTTGGCTGTGTGCGTTCCTCGTGGCGCTCGCCATTCTGTTCGGAGGTTCTGACGTATGAAACTCGGGCGCATCTTCGCCAATGCAATTGCACGTCGCATCGCGTATGTGATCGTCGCGGCTGCATTGGCGTGGCTGGGTTTGAGCGATGCGAAGGCGCAGGACTATTCACAGTGCAACGTTCCTAACCATAACAATTCGCTCTGTCCTGACTTGCCCGCTGCACGTGCTGCCGCCGATGCATCTGCGCAGTACTACTGCAACCAGCTGTCGAACTGTAACGGCATCGACAACCGGCAAGAAACCTGGACCGGTACTCAGTGGCAGGTACGCACCTTGTACCGTTACGGCACTGCCAACAATGGTGCTTGGGGTAACTACAAGCGGGCTACGCAAAGTTGCGTACCTCCGCAAATCTATAATTCGCTGTCGCAACTGTGCCAAGCGCCATGCGCCGGCAAGCCGAGCGAAGTTTTCACGCACTCACAGCGTATTCCCGGTGGATCGCACGGCTGCAAGAACGGCTGTCAGTTCACTGTCGCCAACAACGGTGACGGCACGCTGACGCGCTTTTTCGGCACCAATGCCAATCTGTGCAACGTGCTGCCTGAGTGCCTGGCCGGCGAGTATCTCAACGTCGCAACCTCGCTCTGCACGCCACCCGAAGCGGAGTGCCAAGCTAACCAGACCAAGAATCCCGTAACCGGCATATGCGAGGCGAAGTGTCCGGCTGGTATGCACGAGGATGCAGACGGTCAGTGCGTTGCTGACGAGAATGATTGCCCAGCAGGGCAGGTGCGTGCGCCTTCAGGGCAGTGTTTGCCTGGCGAAGGGCAATGCGCTACGGGTGAGGCCAGGCGCGAGAATGGTACTTGCGGCCGTGATAGCGATGGTGACGGTGTAGCGGATGAAGATGACGGCGATCCAGAGAATGATCCCGAAGAATTCTTTGCCGGGGGTGATAATTGTTCGTCGCCACCATCGTGTTCGGGTGGCGTTATAGATTGCGGCATGGCTCGTATTCAGTGGCGCATTGACTGCAATACGCGGCGTAACGTGAACATCACCGGCGGCGCCTGTAGTGCCATTCCGCAATGCGTCGGCGAGAATTGCAAAGCGATGGAATACGCGCAGCTATTGCAGCAGTGGCGATCGGCGTGTGCTCTTGAAAAAATGGCGGACGCAGAAGCGGGCGAGGGTGGGGATAATCAAGATTTGATCGACCTCCTGACTGACCCTGGCAGCATTCAACCCGATCTGGGTGGTACTTCTGATATGCCTGGTGGCGGCTCTTACACATGGGGCGACGACGATGAGGAATTCGAGCCGGATACGTCGGGTATGGGGTGGGGCAGTTCGTGCCCGAGTCCGCCTGCCATTTCCGTCTTCGGGCAGAGTATTAGTTTCAATTTGACACCGCTCTGTAATTGGCTCGCGCTCGCTGGCAACCTGGTGTTGATCCTTGCTTCGTTAGCGTCCCTGCGTATCGTCTCTGGGGGAGTCGCCTAATGCCTGCTATCGTCGGTTGGATCATCAGTGGTATCACGAGCGGCCTTCTCTGGCTTTTTAAGAATCGCATTGGTCAGATGATCACTGCCGTGCTTGCGTGGTTCGGTATCACGCTGGCCACCTACAAGATGGGCGTCGAGCCGTTCATTGATCAGCTAGAGAGTGCCGCGCAAGCCGGTGCGGGCGGTGGTGAATTCGCTGCGGCTGCGCTCGCCTACATGGGTCTTATGAAGTTTGACGTCGCGATCACCATGATCATTTCAGCCGTTGCTGCAAAGCACGCGCTGAACGCTGGGCGCGTGTTTTTCCGCCGAGCATCAACCGGAGCGTAGTCGTGCCAATTGATTCGTTTACGGGCTTGCCGGGTAATGGCAAAACGGCGTTGATGGTCGAGGATCTGATAGAGCAGTCGAAGAAAGGCGAGCGGCCCATTTTCGCTGCCGGTATCGATGGGCTTGCGCCTGGTCTTGCTACCGTGCTTCCCGACCCTGTGAAGTGGAACGCTGTCAAGCCAGGCGAGCGGTGCACATGCCATGACACGGAAGACAGTCAAGCGTGCGACGCGCACGTCGTGCCTAATGGCGCGTTGATCTACGTCGACGAGGCGTGGAAGTGGTTTGGCCACCTCCACAATGCAACGCATCAAAAGACGCCAGAGCACGTCTTGCAGTTGGCCGAACATCGGCATCGCGGCATCGACTTCAAGTGGACGTTTCAGCAGCCCAATCAAATCTATCCGTTCGCCCGGGGCCTTATGGCCGAGCATCACCACGTGGTGCGTCGCTTTGGCACAAAGTTCATTGACGTGTTCACCTGGTCAGAGTTGAACGAGGACGTGAAGTCCGCTGCGAAGCGTGAGGCTGCGCAACGCAAAACGCGCATGCTGCCGTCGCATGTGTTCGATCAATACAAGTCGGCGGAGGTGCACACGATCAAGCGCCGCATTCCACTCAAAGTCCTGGCGTTGCCGTTAATTGCTGTCGTTGCCGTTGTGCTGGCGTTTCTCGCTGTTGACGCGTTGCGACCTGAAAACATGACGGCAAGCCTAGGCGTGAAGTCGGAGCAGTCTCAGCCCAACAGCAAGAGTGGTGAACCTGGTGATGCGCCCGCTGGCGGTGATAGCGATGCCAAGCCGCCACGGTACAAAAACGCTTTCGAGTATGCGCAGGCCCATTTGCCGCGCCTCGGCATGATGCCGTGGACCGCGCCGATTTATGATGAGCGTGGCGTCACTGCCGATCCCCAGCTGTATTGCATGTCGAGTAGGGAAGGGCAGGTCGATGACGGCGAGTGGAAGGGCTACACCTGCACGTGCTTGACGGAGCAGGGCACTGCCTATCAGCTCAGCGCGGGCGAGTGTCGGAACATGGCTCGCTATGGTCCGCCCCATAACCCGTACAAGGAACGGCGCGAGGATCAGGTAGAGCACGCCTCGCCCGTTGTTGCTTCACCTGGGCTTGTCGCTTCTACACCTGGCGCTGTCATTGATCGGCCTGCTGCGTTGGTGGGAAATGAGGGCAAGGATTTGACGCCGGAAGTCGCGCCATGACGTCCTTCGCGCGTGAGTGGTTGAAATGGGTCGCTTTGCTGCTTATGACCGGCGATCACGTCAATAAGGTGCTGCTCGCTGGCGCTTATCCGGTACTCAGCGAAGCGGCGAGGGTGGTCTACCCGATCTTCGCCATCGTGCTCGTGTACAACCTGCATGCAAGTCCTAACCCTGCGACATTGCGCCGCGCACTCAATCGACTCGCCGTGGCCGCTGTCATTGCTCAGCCATTCCATGCGTGGGCCTTTGGCTACTGGTTACCTTTGAACGTGTTGTTTACGCTCGCGCTCGGCCTGCGCATCATCAACGCGCCGCTACACGTCGCGGCGCTCTTGTTCGTGTTCGGCGGCCTGTTCGTTGACTACCAGTGGGCCGGTCTTGCGGTTGTTGTGGCCGCTGCATGGATGCTCCGTCATCCTGGCCACTGGGCCGGTCCTGCAGCGCTGGGATGCGCCGTCGCCGCGCTGTACGTCATCAATGGCAACGCCTGGGCGCTAGGCGGCCTGGTGCTTGTCTGGCTGCTACGGAACGCGCCTGGTGACTTTCCACGCTCTCGCTGGACGTTCCTCAGCTACTACGTCGTGCACCTTGCCTTAGTGGCAGCGTTGGCCGGGAATGTTCTCCCAGCCGTTGTCTAACCGTCGGAACAGTTGGCCGTTTATGCAGCGCAGGCGGCCTTCGGCTATTTCGGTTCGGTAGCGTTCCTGAGCGGCTGCGACTTCTCGTTGCTGTAGCTCTTCGAGAGCCCGTTGACGTTCGGTTAGTGCGTGTTGGTCGGCGTTAGCAGCAGCCCCTCTGATACGCTCAGCGTTGTTGCGCCGTTCGGTTCGTTGCTGTTCCCACGTTGATCGGGTGTCGCCGAGTAGCTTCAAGCCGCCCCATAGGGCACCCGCCAGCACCAGGCCAATTCCGACGATTTGTAGGGTGCCGGTGCGTTCCCGGCGCTGTGGTTGACGTTCCATGTTTACCCCGTGAGTCCCGTTGTCGCGTGGGATCATACCGGGGTGTAGGGGCAGGGCCCCTATTCTTTTGGTCCGCCAACCGTTTCGATCAGCTGCACGATCTTGAAAGCCTCCGGGTGTAGCCGATCCGCGTAGTTTCCAAGTTGTGCCATCTTCCGCTGGACGTGCGCTTGGGCGTCTTCCAGCTTGGAGTAGTACTCCTCGATGGTCTCTTCAAAGGCGTTCTGGCGTGACAGGACGATGTACATGGTCATTCCTCGCTGTTAGTGGGCTATGGCGCGCATCCGGGCGCTTGGTTCCGGATGCTCGCCATGGCGAGCGAATCGAGGTGAGACGGTGCGCTGTCAAACGGTCCAGCCATCGCAAGGGCGACCGCAGGGAGACACCCGTAGACGGTGGGAAACGTGGTCTAAGGGCTTAAGAGCCGTGTTTCAGTCCGTTTGACAGGGGAAGCGCCGGCTTGCCGGGCAAGGCCTTCAACGCGTCCCGCAGGGACACAACAGTCAGCCGGCGCGGCTGCCAACGTTCCGGGCGTGCCAGTCGGCCAGGTCGACAATTACCACCTTGACCGGTCCACGACGTGCGGGCTTTTCGGCTTCCCGGCGTGATCTAAGGCCTGCGCGTCGTAGCTCCATGGCATCCCGCCAGAGAAGTCCGGCGAGCCTGTGCGGCGTCATATGCTGGCCCTCCGGCGAAACCAGAGAGGATCCTGAGGGGGTAAAGCGCCACCCGGCCCACTGGCTGGGCACGTCGGTGCGGATCTCCACGATGCGGGGGGCAGCGGTGTTTACGGTGCGCGGCATGCGTTCAAGCTCCCTGTGATGAGCTTGAAGCCACGCAGCTTCCATGCCAGCCACAAGCGGAGCAGCTGCCACCACCACCCCCAGTCCGCTTTTGACATAATAGGCATTATGCGAAATAGCCTATGGGGCGAGTTGGGCTGGTGGATGCGGCTGCTGGGCTGGTTCCTGAAAGGCCCTGCCCGTGCCGATAAGCCTTCAAAGGACACTTTGGAGGCATTTGCATGTTGATGGATCAGCCGCCGTGCTGGCAGGACGGACAGAAGCAGAATCCCTGCGCTTTAGCGCACTACAACCGCGTTGTGCACGGCCACACCGAACTGCGCGCGGACTGGCTAGGCTGGAAGCAGCGCGGCCGATACCTGGTGGCGCCGGACGGCCAGCGGATCAGCCCAGAGCGAATGCGCGGGATCATGTGGCGGATGGAAGCAGAAGCCCGCCGGGACGCTGCCCGGGCCCGGAACGCCAAAGCGAAGGTTTCGCAGGGGTGCGTGAAAGTCGTCGTTGTCGAACTCGCCGACTGGCAGGCCCGCCACCTCGGCAGCCGCGCCGGGTAAGAGCCCGCTCCTTCCAGTCGCTTTCACCGTAGGGGCGCCGCCCCTACACCCGCGCTATGATCCGCGCGGGGGTGAACATGGAACGTATCAGACCGCCAGAGCGCCGAGAGCGCGTCGGCATCGTGCAGATCGTATTGATTGGAGTGGTCCTGGCAGCAGTGCTGGCAGGAGGTGTCCACCTGCTCGGCAGAACGCAGGCAGCGTGGGAACGCCGCTATGGCGACGAAGTACCCTCGCCGACTGTCAGCGCGCCGGTTCAAGAACCGCCGGTGCTACCCGCACCCATTGATCCGAAAAGCGAAGAAGGCCGGATGATCGCGGAATTTGAAGCAGGAAAACTCCGCTGTATCAATGGTCAGCTCTTCAGGCGCCTGCACAATGGCTGGGAGAACATTCCAGGCATGAGCTGTGAAGGAACATCAAGATGACGCTAATTGATCAAGAGACTCTCTTTCCTGCACTGATCAAGACAATCCGCCAGTCAGCCGAAAGCATTGCAGAAGGAATAGATGCCATAAAAGACCTCGCAGCCGATGGGACGGTACTAGAGAACATACCAATAGCCTCCACGGCCGTTAAGGTTCTAAGAATTAAAGATGCCTTCTCTCAGAATCGCTTGGAAAGGAATTGCAGAGAGTTTCTACGAGCTATGTCTACCTCAAGCCCGGTGGATGTTGAAGGCTTAAACGCAGCGCTGAGTGATCAGCCGGACGGCGCGGATGAGTTTACAGATACGGTGGTCTCAGTACTCATTGAGGGTCAGAAACCAATTAAGGCGAGCTTACTCGGAAGGCTAGTCGTGGCCCTCTCTCAGGGAAGGATCACCTTTGAAGAATTCGAGCAACTTTCGCAGATCGTCCATGCTGCGCCGGTTCCATCGCTTAACGCGATCCCGAAATTCTTCGCGAGATCGGGCGGTAGTGCCTCGATGAATGGTACGGGCAGGATCGAAGAAGAGCCGCTATTGATGTCACTAGGTGCTGCAACGAGATTCGGAACAGGCTTCTATGTCAGCCGTCTAGGCAAGCAGCTATATGAGATAGGTTTCGAGGGACAAGTGCGCGACTAGAGCGAAGACACGGGCCCGGTGTACGTCGTTCCGGGCGCGTAGCCAGGGCTTCGCGGGAACACGTCGGGGCGTTGGCCGGGTGCGTAATCGACGGTGACGCCTGCGCGGCCAGCGTCACCGCCCTCACTCGCTCCGCTCGCAAGGCCGGAGGCGCTGCCGCTTCCGCTCAGGTTGTACAGCGTGTGGCTTGACTCCCTGACGCGAATCTCGCGCGGCCACGGCGTGGCGATGATGACGTGGTCACCGGCCACCAGCTTGACGCCGTAGTTCGCCCAGGTGGACGTGTACCCCAGCGCCTCAATGGCAGCGACTTCGATCTGTTCGACCGTCTCGCCCGAGTCGTTGACCCACTCCACCCAGCCCCGCACTCGCCCGCCGACTTCGGCTCGCGCAGCGAGGCGGACGCGCCCGAGATCCTGCAGCTTGGCAACGAACCGTTGGTCAGGCGTCAGATCGGCGAACTCATCCTTGGGCGGCTCTTTCAGCGACGCGGCGGTCGCCTGCGCGTCGAACTCAGTGCGCAGATATTTTCCGTCCGTATCGAAGACCTGCACAGCATCGGCTGCCGCCTTCTCTTCCGTGCCGCCAGCGGAGAAAAAGAAGCTGATGAAGAAGTAGGCGCCGACGAGGCCAGCTGAGCCGAAGAGAATGCCCTTGACGAGCATCGCTTTCCACACGCTGGTGCCGCCTTCCTCGTACACCTCGGTATTGTCCGAGCCGGGCGCATAGCCGTGATAAAGCGGGTAGATCGCCGCGTCGTACTTCTCCGTCTTGCCGCCTACCTTTTCGAACTTGCCGGGCGAGGTGCTGTGGTAGTACGTGACCCGATAGCGACTCTTCAAGCCCACGGCGGTCAGCTTCTGGAACACGTTTTTACGCTCAATGCGCGCGACGAGCGCCTGATGCACGCGGTTGATCCACTGCGTCATGATCACCGCGTCGCCGCCGTTCTGGCCGAGCAGCGCCCAGAAGTTTTCCTCAGCATCCGGCAGCGGGAGCCGTTGCTTGACGTAGAACTCGTGCACTTCGTCCACGACGATGAGCGCGTCTTTGAAGTCGTCCGGAATGCACCACTTGCCGGTTTCGTCCTGGTAGCAGGCGAACAGCTTGCGCACATCCTTGGTATCCACGACGACCAGTAACGCCTGCACGTCGGCGAGCGACATTTTCAGATAGCCAGCGATCTTCGCGTGATCCAGACCGTTGAGTCGTGCGAACACGCGCCGGCCCTTTTTGAGGGTTGGAAGAATGTGGTTCTTTACCGCGTCGTAGCTCTTGCCGGCACGCGGCACGCCTTCATTGAAAACGAGCATGTCACCACTTCCCTAGCGTCAGAATCTTGCGGCTGATACGGAACACGGCGGCGGCCGCGAAGAAGGCCATGCACTCGGAAATCTTGAATGTCTGC